GTCTTGCGTTACTCTGGGTAAGCCGTAGATGCCTCGTAGGGGTTCCAAACCCCTTGAGGCCGGCTGGTCACAAGCAGTGACCGACCCAGCTCTGCGGAGAGCACAAGCTAGCACCCCGAAACTTCGCCTGTCGGCGGAAACGGGGCGTGTCGCTACGTACTTAACGACCCATCCTTCCCAACCCTCCCACTCGACCGTCCGATACGCAGAACGCACGCCTTGTGCGCGAGCTTCGGGCAGACTCGTGTGGAGGCCCACATCCCCGAGCGAACACGGCACTGGGTGCCGCCAAGCCTGAGGTATAAGGGACTTGCACCAGTTCCATAGGCGCAAGTATTTAGCGGGAAGGCAGCCATACACCCTAATACACCACGCGCGCAGCGAGTTCGCTGCTTGCAAGGGGTACGGGATACGGCTGTCCGGCTCTTGCCGGAGATAAAAAGGTCTTACGTTCTGGCCTAAAAACCAGTCCGTACCGCAGGACTCGAAGAACGTGCCTGCCAAGCACGTCTTCTTCCGGTTCACCTGGAAGCCGCAATACTCCAGGCGCTCAATTACATGCGGAGCGAGCGCTTGTGGCACGATCATATCGTCGCCATACACGCTGTAAAACTCCGGCCCCGTCGCCGGGACTACGGTCTGGATAATGGCTAAGAAGATGATCGTCTCCAACGGGAATGTAAATCCATTTCCCATCGAGGAGAACATCTCGAGTCTTTTGAGGACCCCATCACCCATCTCCATCTCTGGAGACCGGGCAATACTTAGGAGGTGTAACCACCGTCTACCCACGTCCGTACCGTTGTACGTCAGAGCCAGTACGACGAGCGTTCTGCACAGAAGATCTGATGCAGATGACAAGTCGATTGTAGCTAGGCCAAGCTTAAATGCCTGGGATGCTAGCCACTGGTTGACGGACTGATCATGCAAGTTGATTCCGAAGCGTTTAAGCCGACGGACCATCTTGCGGCCAATAGCCGTTTGGAGTCGTGAATTCCATAACGGTTCTTTTGCCGCACACCGGTCAATCGACCACTTCTTCGGCACCGTAAAGTGCTTATTGCCAGGAACCAAACTAGGCTCCCTTTCACCCCAAAATTCTTGGAGGTCAGAATCTAGCATACCACTAAAAACTGGTACTAGACCCGGCGTACACACTGGAATGGCATCAAATTTCTTTGATGGTGTCAATCCCTCGCCACTCACGCCCACATTCACACCGGGACCAAAGGCTTGCAGCTCGCTGATTTCAGTCAGCTCGCATTCGCCTAGAGGACCCAGGATCCGGAGAACATTTGAAGAAAATTCCCCGAACCATGCAGGTTGGACTTCCGTCCAGAGCCTGGCATTAGTGTCTGCGTTCGCTTCCTCACACGATAAAAACTTCGTGAGAGCAGCTGCTGCTCGAGTCGATGCGTCCACACCTGGGACGTTGGAGCTTTTGGTTAATAACTCAGCTATCTGGTAGTCCTCGGCGAATGCCTCGGTTGTCTGATAGTCAGAGGGGTTTACCTCTAGTTCCAGCGCCCGGTGGGGTTCCTCCGAATGGAGGTGCATCAAGAAACCGGTCCCAAATGGGCGACCGGTACTTGTGGCAAACAGCTGGGCGAATTCCCGTTCGAAAGTCCACTTCCGAGCAGTACTCCAAGCCTCTTGCGAGGTTTCGGAGTGGCGTCGCTTTGTCTTGGGCATTGTACATCTCCAACAGAAGAAGGGGACGTATGGGACTCAAGGAAATGAGCCCCACCGCGCTATCGTACTGGAGGGCCAACATTAGGCCCATGATCGCCGGGCCCACGTTAGAACGCGGGCTTACGATCTTTGATGTACGATTGAATGATGGATGCGTCGAGCAGGTTAGCCACCTCCTTGTGGAAGTGGCCTGCGTCATCGGTCGTCATCCCGGATGGGATGATGAACTCCATATTCGCGCGCGCAATGTCCGTAACAGTGGTAATCCCGCCGTCAGTGACCTCGATAGGTTTGGCGAACAGGACCGTCACCCGGGTCGTCTTCCGCGTAGCGGTAGGGCGAGCCATCTTGACTTCGATGGTCTGGTTCCCAGCGTACGTGAGAGCATTCCCGGTTGCCCACTGCGACGAGCCCACGGAAGCACTAATGGGATCGAACGTGTGATTGGCTGGTGTCGCATCAGCGACTACGATTTGGCCGATTGCAGGCATAATAATGCACCTGTTGGTTAGAGGGGGATGTAGCGGCCACGGCCGCCACGTAAAGTAAACAAGACCTCAGAGAGCGAGAAAAGACGCTTCCATAAATCTGTCTCTGGCCTCCGCACACTTGGGTAAGTGGCAAAAGGTATAGACGTCAGAACGGATCGCGTTGTGCGCTTGAACCGGCCTAGGCCGGGTTGGGTGCAATACGCGTTCTTTTGGTCTTGAACCCTGTCGTCGCGGATAACGTCCACAAACCTCTTCACGAGGCTAATCTGGACTTCCTCGACTCCCTGCATCACCGTAAAGGAGTGCAAGTACGAACTGACATCGATCCACCAGTCCAAAACAAAGGACAATGGTGTGCCAGCCCAGAGAGACTCTGCCAAATTTCCCGCCGTGAAATCGCGGTTTTCCGGGTCATACCTGACCCATGCGATCGCACGAACGGATAGGCTTGAGTCGACTTTCTCGGAGCCACCATATCTTCCTTTAGTGACTCTGGCGCCCTCGGTCTTTAAAGTGACCTGTAGGCGCCGCAGGCAGGAGTGTAACCTGTCATACTGACTTAGCGTGTCGTAGACCTGATCAGCCAGGGGTTTTATACCCCACTTCAAGGCTAGGTCCATAGACACTGCGTCCGTCAGGTGCAGGCGGTTCTGGGGGCCACTTCCAAATTGCTCCCTGAACCAACGCGAGTAGATACGGCGGTTTTTACGCGCCTTCAAAATGTCTCGTGCTGTCCACCAGGCTCGATGCAAAACATCGGCAGCCGCAGCGGCAGTTTTGACACTCTCGCGCCACTCTCCTATACTCTCAGCAAAGTTCACTTTGTCGTCGTCGATCTTGTTGCGGATGGCCAGAGCCCAGTCGGGAATAGCCAACACAACATTCACGTCCGCCGGCATTGTCCAGGTGTCCCACTCGTAAAGGAAGCTATGCAGGTACCCACACTGAGTGGTGGGCCCTGTCATGAAGTTCCTCACAATGCGGACTTGCCTGGTACGCGTGAACGCGTCGCGCGACGTCATGGCCCTGAAGGGCACAGGCGGGAAAGCGCGATGCTCCGGAGTATTATAGACTTTGACCCCAGATTGGAGTATGGCCGATCGGTACGTATGGGTCTCGCCACACTGGAAGAAATCCAGCGCGTGGTCGACGACCTGTATGCCCGGCTTCGTCCAGTACTCTATCTCTTGTGTCATTGTCTGCCCTCAAGTTTGACTTGCTGTAAGCCTGAAAAACGGCCTCAGACAAGCCAGGCTGCGTCTCACGACGCTGCGCCCCTACGGG